ATTAGATGAAGTAACAATATCTTGCCCGTTTGTATCAAGATTAGCTGCAAGGCCAGTGCTTAAATTTAACGTTGTGCCAGATATTGTGCTAAACGCGCCAGTGCTAGCAGAGTTTGCGCCAATAGCCGTGCCGTCAATAGAACCTGAGTTTATGTCTATGCCAGTAACAGGGGTTGTGCCGTCAAGTAGATCGTCAATTGAGTCTAAATTATTATTAATTTTAGTACCCCATGTATCTTCTGAAGCACCAACCTCTGGTTTGGTTAAACTATATGTAGTTGTTGTTGTATCTGCCATAACTGTTTCCTTATGCTGCCTCTCTTACAGGGGAGTCCGTCCACGTAACAATACCATCATCAGTTGCATCTGTCCATGTATCTGTAGGCTCCGCATCATCTTCCCATTTAAATCTACCACTCGCTGTTAAGCTGGATGTTATTGCAATAGCAGACGCACCGTTTCTCGTAACCGCAGAATTTGCCGTAACTGCAGACGTTAAAGGTATATTAATCGCACCTGTTACACTGCCTTCACCACCAGATGTCATACTCGACGTTGCAGTAATTGCAGCGGCACCAACAGCCGTTACATTTGCACTTGCAGAAACGCTAGAGGTTGCAGAAATAGCAACAAGGCCAGCTTGTACGCTTACATTCTCACCATATATACTTGTGCCATAGGTGCGTAAACCGTAACCCGTTCTATAACCATCTGATTGTGCATACTTTTCTGCACTTGCACTAACGCTAGATGTAAGAAAAATATTTATTAATGCATCGCTTACAACATCACAACTAGCTGTAACGCTTGCACTTGCAGCAATTGTAGATGCACCAACTTTAACAACCTGTGCACTTGCAGAAACGCTAGACGTTAAAGTTACCGTCGCAGAACCGTCAATGGCACCAGAAACACCGAATACACCAGTGCCAAATGTGCCAATGCCGAATCCTGATCTATACGGCATTAATCAAGCGTAATGTCTATATCGCCAGCAGGAATACGAAAAACATCTCCTGTGCCAATTGCTTTTGATACCGATAAAGCACTATGTGCAATTAAATTGCCGCTAGAGGACGCATCAAATATACCAATGTGACTTATCGTACCCCAAGAACCTGTTGCAGCCGTAAACTCGATTGCACCCGAAGTAGTTGCAGCATTGCCTGATACAGTAAATGTAGCTGCCTTACGTGTGTAACTATTACCAGATATTTCAGTTGCGCCTGACCCAGTATCAGTTGGATCTGCGGTAAATAGCCCAACATACCAAGCTGTCGGCCTCGTTACGCTTGTTGTCGTAAACACGTAGTTTAAAACGTGTGTTTCAAATGTATCGCTAAAACTCATAAATCACTCCATTAGATGCATCTACGCCACACTATAGCGCATTTTTTTAATTTTAGTAAGCGGCTATCTTCATCCTTAAATTACCACTAGATTGTCGTGTTCTATTGCTAGAACTATTTAGGCTTGCAACTGCCCCTGCGTAAGCAGAACTCCAAACAGGTATCCTCTCATCGTCAGATAAATAAGGTGCAGCCTGCAATAATGACCCATACAAATATGCATCTGGGGCTGTATCAAGCAGCCAATTAGAAGTGTTGCTATCTGACAACGGATCAATCTTTTCATAATACACAAGCTCAGTTGCATAAGATGTATCGGGCGTAGGGTGTAATTCAAACGTATCACCCACATGCGCGTAATATTTTGGCCTACCTGCAGTATCCAGATTGCTTGCACGCCTTGCGCTTAAATCATCAATGCTGACCATCTCCAATCTATATGTATCGCCTGTATTTAGCGTAAACCTAATTGTCTCAAGCCAGTTGCTCGGCACTTGGCTATATCTACTGTCAAGATTAGCATTACTACGCTCTATCATCTTGTAATGCCGAACCTCACGTTCCATCTGATGTTCAGCAAGCGTAATAAAATCAGGGATAACTGTAGTTAAATCACTCCTGTTTAGCCAATCAGCTATGCTTGCTTTAAGTTCTGCGAATGTTGTAAGTGCCATCTAGCATCTCCATCGTTTTCTAGCTTGCCGCAAACGACTATTCGGATTTTTGGCTGCTTTGGGAAACTTCTTCATCTGACCTGCTGACCTAGCACAATATGACTTACGCCTTGCCTTTTCCTTCTCGGTCAAGTTTTTTTTCTTTGTTACTGCGCCTTGCAGCTTAGACTTTGGATTAGCTGCCCTGTGACGCCTAATCCCTGCTGGGGTCATACCTGCACCGTCTTTTGTCTTACGGTAGTTAGGACTTTTACCCGTTGTAGTCCTCCGTATGGCCTTTTGTCGGGGCATTACATACCCTTCATATAATCAGGAAAAGTAGCAGTGCCACCGCCTAATAAATAATCTCTATACATTTGTTGAGAAATAGTAGAGCGCAACTCCATAGGAATAGTTTCCATCATTTGATTAAATCTTGCTAACTCTGCATTAGGATCACGAACTGGCGCAGCAGGCATACCACCAACGCCACGCTCAGGCCGCACCATGTTTTGCTGCGCTACACTTGGCGGTGCATAATTAGGAAAAGATTGCTGCGGCATAACAGGCATCTCAGGTATAAACTGATTAGACTGTGGAAATGTCCTTTCACGCGGCTTCATATCTTGCGTAATCGGCCCAGCATCATATTGTAACGCCCTTATCACAGCAGGGGTTGCGGCTGCTTGCTGTGGCGTAATCCCTTGCTCTGCAAAAAACTCATCTCTCGCCTCACGCCTTGTCTTATCCTCAGAGCCATACGGATTAATCGGCATAAGGTTTGCCAACATGCTAAATATACCGCCACCCTCAAACTGATTACCGCGCTGACCTGCGCCACCACCGTCAATCATATCAAGAAAGTCTAAAAATTTAGCTCGGTCTGCCATCACTTCTTACCTTTTTTTCTAGCACGAAGCTTTTTAAAATCTGCCCCTGTAATCTTATTACGTGGTTTTGCAACTGCAGCAAGTTTCTTCTGCTTAGCGCTATACTTACTCATCGGCATTACTTCTTACCCTTCTTTGTTTTCCAGCTTATTCGCTTTGGCCCCGTCTTGCGCTTGGCCGCCCTTTTAGCTGCAGCAGACTTTGATTGAGCTTTAGGGCGGCAAGCTGGGTAAGGTCTCCCCTTATCCTTCTTTCCGCTGCGACCACATTTTTTCCCTGTCTTAACATCTCGCCAATCTTCTTTAAACCACTTTGTTAAGCCACCTGTCGGCTTCCTAGCCATTAGTACTTACCACCACGCTTCTTATACTCTCGCACTAACCAAGCACTTGCATAAGCCGACGGAAAAACCTTAAACTTACGCTTAGCTGCAGCCTTAACCCTCGCATAAAGCTGAGGGTTTTTAGGCTTTGGACTAGAGTACTTGCTTTTCTTAGCAGCCACTATCTACGCATCTTTTTCTTAGTTTTAGCTTTTTTCTTCATTGCTCTGGGTTTCATCGCCATGTCATTCTCCTTTTTCTATCGACAACAAGCGCCTCATACTCAGCGCTGGGATATGCCTCATAATAGCCTAAAGGATCAAGTTTGTCACTTGCATTTATAACAAGCTCCAAATCCTGTATAAACAGCATGCAATATTCCTCATCAATGCTGCTTTCCCACTCATTATCAAACAAAAAATCTAACTCAGCATCCTCTGCACCGTAATCAGGATGAAACTGCATACAATGCAACGCAACAAACCTATGGTTTAATCTCTTGGTAAACTCAGCAAACTCAGTCATATCAGGCAAATTATATGACGCCAAAATAACCAAATCTTTATCAAACGCATCAAAATCAAAACAATACTTATCAGCCTGCAGAATAATATCCTCAAGCTCAACAACCATTACCTTATCTTGCTTCCATGCCTGCTTCGCATACGGACAAGGCGGCATACCCTTCAAATACTTACTCGGCTGCTCCAAAACCTCACGTGACCAACTTCGCAAATCACTCTCAATACTAGGCAATGCCACGCAAGTTCCTTCTTATCTCGCCGCGCCAAGAGCTAAACTTACCAGATAATGCAGTTGCAGCATCACTTGCCATCGTCAAACACAAAGCATCAGCCAAATCAGGTGACTGTAAACCACGCTTGCGCATTTCATCCTTTGACTCAGCCTTCATCTTACCACTAGAAGTAAAACTATACCTAATACTGGTTAACTCAGCGATAAGCTGGTCATTGCTCGGCAATTTACAACTACGATCCTCAAGCCAACCCTTTGTCTTAAACCAAAGCTCACTCCGCAAATTCAAATATGTTTCGCCCATGCTCGGCGCTTCTGCAACATTCACACCACGCACAGGCAACTCCAACTCCTGCAGACGATCTACCACGCCAGAACCAACGCCAATACTATCCACCAATATCTCTCTTGGCCTGCGACTATCAGGCAACCCCTCATACTCCGCAACAACCCTGCCCACAGTCTGCATTAAATCCAAACCACGCCAAGACCGTACCTCTGTCACAATCGGACCCTGCCTCTTACACAACGCCGTGCTATCCGTGCCAAACCTCGCCACATCCAAGCCCCACACAATGCTTGTCTCCTCACTCACCTGCACATCCCTGTGCTGTGCAGACTCAGCAAGATGAAACGGAATAATCGTATCATCGTCGGCAAGCGGAAACTCGCCTAGCACACGAATACGAAACGCATTGCTCTCCTCGCCATAGCGCAACCGCATCTCATCGATAAACTCATCACTTACCAACGGACTATCCACACATGACCAACGGCGTGTCCACCAGCTATCAGCCATGCGCGTCTGACTTTCATAAAACGTACCACTGCTCCGCGTAGGGTTGCTCAACATAATCGTAGTCGCATTATGACCTGACATAGACCCAGCCGCAGCCTCAAATACCTTCTCAGGCACACCACTGGCCTCATCCACAACCAACATCACATGCTCAGAGTGCACCCCAGCCAGCGCTTCTGGCGTCTCGGCTCTACTGGTTCTCGCCGAAATAAACATCTCACTTGGCGCAGAATTATGCTCCACACGATCCGACTTCACATTCAGCACAGACTGCAAATGCGGCGGCAACTCATTAATCCAGCGCTTCATCTCTGCAAACAAAGCATCAAATAACTGGCTAGACGTGGGGGCCGTAACCACAACCTTATTCGGGTAATGCATCAAAAAATACCACAACATCGCCCAAGATGCTGCTGTACTC